TTCAACATCGCGAGCTACGCGCTCTTGCAGTCGATGATCGCGCAGGAGTGCAACCTCGTGCCGCGGTTCTTCATCCACACGATGGGCGATGCCCACGTGTACCTGAACCACGTCGAGGGCCTGAAGATGCAGCTCGAGCGCGAGCCGTTCCCGCTGCCGACGCTGCGCCTGGCGAAGAAGCCGGTGCTCGAGATGACGTTCGAGGACGTCCAGCTCGAAAACTACCAACACCATCCGGCGATCCGCTTCGACGTCGCCGTGTGATGCGTGTGATGCGTGTGATGCGTGTGATGCGTATTTAGGTTGACAGGAGGGACGACGTGAAGACGATGCAGGACATGTACGAGGCCGCGCGGCACGCCGCGGTGACGTGGGGCTACGGGCGGGATCCCACAACTGGCGGGTGCGTCTACCGCGGTCCCGGCGGGTGCCGGTGCGCCGTGGGCGCCCAGATCGACGACGCCGCGTACTTCCCGATGCTCGAACAGTGCGGACTCGAGAACCCGACGCTCCAACAGGCGCTCCGCGCCAGCGGCGTCCCGGACGACGCGGACGCCGCCGCGCTCCTGGCCGACATGCGATTCGCCCACGACTGGAACGCCGTCGGTCGTTACCCCATCGCCGACTATATGCGCGTCCTCGCCGATATCGCCGAGCGGTACGGACTGGTGCCGCATCGGGAAGATTTAGGTTGACAGATCTGCCAGGTGAGAGTAGGGTTGAGCTCATGACGAGATCCGAGACCATCCGCCACTACTACGACTCGCCGCGCTGGGCGCGCTACGCGGTGGCGATCTGCGCGTTCAACCGCGCCGCGGACTACAGGTCGCCCACTCAAGCATTCTCGAATCGTGCCGACGCCGAACGGTGGGCCAGGACATGCGCCAAGGCCTTGCCCAGGGCGCCGCGCGGAACTGCGCCGTCGTGGTGGGTGCTCGTCCACGCGCTCGATCACGGGGTGGTCAAGAACTACACGACGCACACGGCACTCGAGCGGTGCGGGTTCTGCTATCTCGCGTACGACGGTGGTGGGGAGCGGACCAAGATCTTCCCGATCCCGGCCGGGTTCGGCGTGAGGGGTGAAATTTAGGTTGACAACCGCGCCGACCGGCGCTAGGATGGGTTCCCATGATGCACACCGAGCGCCCGATGCCCGTCCCCGCCTGCCTCCGCACCGATGCCCAGTGCGAGGGCTACCTCGCGTCGGTCCGCGCCGCGTGCCGGCGCATCGTCGACGCCGACCCCAACGATCGCCCCGACTGGCGCGAGCTCGCCGCGGCCGCGAGCGACGCGCTCGAGTACCGCATGGAGGTCGACCACCGCGAGCGGTTCCGCGCCTGCGATGGCTGGCGCCCGCTGGCGATGGCCTTCATCACGACCGGCTATCGGGCAGTCTACGCCGCGATGGAATCGCAGAAGCGCGCGGCAGAGCACGGCGCCGATCTCTACTCGATCCAGGGATGGGTCAAGGCCCGGACGCTCGCCGCGTCCTTCCTCCGCGACGCGGCGAGCGACGCGGAGCGCGCGTGACGATCGGCCGGCGCAGCGGGTTGCCCACGGGGCGCCCCGCGAACGTCTGCGGTGTCTCCGTCCGCGTCACCGACCGCGGCGAGACGGCGGCCACGAGCGCGCTCACCGACGCCCAGGGTCGCGTGCGAGTGCGCGGCGGCCAACAGTGCTGGCGACACGGTGAGAAGGTGTGGGAGCTGCGCGACGGCGAGGACGTGACCGATCGGGTCGTCGACCGGTGGTGATGAATTTAGGTTGACAGGTGACGAGGGATGGAGTAGGTTAGGGTCAACATGAAGATGACCGAGGCCGCTCGCATCGCCCGCAACACCGAGATCGTCGCTAAGTACATGTATGCGGCGCGTGTCGACGCGGCGATCGCCGCCTACCATAACGCCGCGAGCATCGGCGAGGGAGGCGCGCTCACCGCGGTCGCGGCCGGCCAGCTGGTTCGGGCCCTTTGCGTGATCGGTGGCGTCATCAGCAGCCGCCACGGCATTTGAGTAGGAAGGTACGATGACACAACGTGCAGAATTCCAATTGTTCCGAGCTTTTAGGACAGAATGTTGCCCGGGCGGAGAGGCGCTTGCGCGTGGCCCAGGTGGCGGTGTAGGGTAGGGCGGCATGGGGAAGATCGGAGATCTCGACGCGACGCCGCAGGCCGTCGTGCGAGCCATCGGACGGCGCCAGAGGATGGCCTTCCTCGAGAACCGCAAGGAAACTTGCGGTGGCGCAACGATCGACGAGATCGCGCTTGATATCGGGTGCAACGCTTGGCAAGTCGAGCGCACGCTGCGAAAGCACGTGCTGCGCCTGTGGGGGGACAAGATCTACAAGGTCAAGCGCCCGGGGTTCGGTCGCGCTGGTCGGCCGCTGGGCGCGTGGTGCATTCGCGGCGGGGACGCGTGGGAGGATGACGAGTGGGCGGACGGCGATTACCGGCCCGAGCACCGCGCAAAGATGGCGCGCGAGTTCGCCGAGTACGAGGCGCGATCGGTCAAACCATTGACCGACGTTCACGAGACCAAGCGCTCTGCACCCATCATTCCAATCGGAATTGATGCGGCGCGCCAACGCATCGCGGCGCAGCGCGCGAGCTACGGCCGAGCCGAGTTCATGTCGCATACTGTGCGCAGCGCGGCCGTTTTTGGTGAGTTGGACGACAGTTAGTGCTGGGTTCCCGTGGAAAAACGGGGAGTTGAAAACCCATATGCAAGAGACAAGCTCCTGTGAAAACGGGGGCTTGTTTGCTTTTTAGGGGACAACCCCCTCTGAGTCGCGAGGGTTTGAAAATTTTGACGCAGTGAGCCGTGGCCCCCGGCCCTGTTACTCAAACGAACAGACCCTTTCTACTTTTATATATTTATCCCCTAAAAAGTAATAAAGTAATAGAAACTACAGGGGGAGTGTTCTGGTATTCCGAAAAAGTACTAGTCAGCACTCCCCGGTGTCCCCAGCACGTAGTGTGCGTGGCGATACAGTTCGAGGGCGCGCGCGACCTGGGCGAATGGGAAATCGATGGGTTGGCGTGGTTTCGTTGACATTCGTCAGTGACTGACACTCGTCAGCGTTTGCAGGCCTGATTTCAAGCACTTGCGCTGTTGACCAAAAGTCAATATACTGGGGCTAGATGTCGGAAACCGATGATATTCCACCGGGTTACGAGCGCAATGAAGATGGATCTATTGTCATCGCGCAAGAGACGCGTTGGAGTCCGAATCCGACCGATTGGAGTAAGTTCAGGGGCTCGAAACAGCGCCAGATCGTGTTTTTACAAGTACTTGCAGCAACAGGGCGCGTTTCTACGGCGGCGAATTCGGCCAACGTGTCGCGTCAAGGTGCCGAGCAATTCCGCAATTCTGACAAAGAATTCGCGGCCTTGTGGCAGGAAGCGCTCGACGCGTACGCCGGTCGGGTGCGCGCAGAGGTGCAGCGGCGGGGCATGGAGGGCGTGTTGGAGGACGTGTACCACCAGGGTCACGTAGTTGGCCAAAGGCGCGTATTTTCAGATCAATTGCTGATTCTTGAGGCGAAGCGGGTCGATCGGGAGTACCGCGAGGCGGCCGCAAGTGGCCCGAAAGTCACAGTGACCGCCACGGCGACGGCCGGCGCGGTAGCCGGGGCCGGTCCGGCATTGGATCTCGAGAACCTCACCAGGGCGCAACGTGCTGCCCTGAGAGCCACGCTGCGCGCCGGGGCGGCTGCGAGCCTAGGGCAGGGCGAAGAGCCCGCCACGGGCAAGCCAGAGGCCTCTGGCGAGGTGTCCGGCGCGACCGGCGCGATCGACCTCGAGCTCGAGCGGCTGGACGACGGCGCGAGCGACGACGCGTAGCGGCCCACGAGACGCGCTGGCGGGCGCGCCACGGGCCGATCGGAGGTCGGGCAGGGGTTCGGTGCGGGTCGGCGCTCGCGCCTCGTGGCGAGGCTCCTGGCGCTGATTAGCGGCAGCCGAGCTCGATGCGGTACGGGTCGGGCAGGCCGCGCGCGACGGCCTGGTAGGGCGCGGTCTCCTCGTCAGAGCACCAGCCCTGCGCCTCGCACTGCCAGGTCGAGAGCTGGCACGCGCACTCGGCGATCATGGGGTCGTCGAGGTCGCGGCCGGGGTAGTACTCCTGACAGATCTTCTCGGTGCCGTAGGGCGTGCCACCGACGGGAAGAGCGAGGAGCTTGGCGGCGAGGAGCAGGGCCTTGAGCGTCGTGAGCATGAAGAGAGTCTAGATCGGCCCGCGTCTCCTGTCAACCTAAATTTGTCGCGACCAGAGATCGCGGGGTTGGCGCTCGAGTGTCGTCGCCAACGACACCGACCGTACTCCCGACAGGTCCGAGGCCGCCCCGCACCGGCCAAGTGCGCGAACGGGAACGGATCGGGATCGTGGCACGCCGCGAGCATATTGAATGGGTCAAGATGACGACCACCACGACGACCTGCTCCGCTCGCGACCCGTTCAACCGCTTCCGCCGCGCCGACGACGCCACGATCTTCCAGGGCCTGCCCGGCGTCGCCCACCGCGTGCTCACGCTCCGCGGCGGCGCCCAAGGCCGCGCGGTCGGCCCGCTCCTCGCGGTTCACGGCCTGTCCTGCTTCGCCTGGCCCGGCGACGCCGGCAACTGGGTCGACTGCCGCCGCGCTTGCGGCGACCTCGAGCTCCGCTCGGTCGGGTGACCGGGCCCGCCGGGGCCGGTGCGGATGGTCCGCGCCGGCCTCACCCCGCACGGGACGAGAATTTTAGGTTGACACGACCGACGAGCCTGTGAGAGGATGCTCCCATGACGAACACGATCCCGACCGCCCGCCAGCTCCGCGCCCTCGCCGCCGACGCCAAGATCTACGGTGATCTCAAGCTCGGCGCGGCATGTCAGTGCCTCACCCTCGGCGCCGAGGGTCTGGCCAAGGCGCGCAAGATCACCGCCGAGCAGGCGGACGAGCTGATGGAGGAAGCGCTCGTGGTGGTCTTGCAGGCAGCCGTGGTCGGCAACTTTTAGGTTGACACGGCTGACGTGCTGTGAGAGGATGCCTCCCATGACGCACAAGCCCAACGGCACCGAGACCACCGCCATCGTCGTTCTCCCCGACGGCGAGCCCGCCACCGCCTACACCGCCGACGTCGGCGCCGACCGCGACGCGCGCGTGACCCAGGAGCACAAGATCCTGGGTCGCGGCCCGTGGATCTTCCGCGGGACACAGCTCCGCCTGGCAACCGCGGCCGAGGTTGCGGCCTACGCGGACGCGTGCCGCGCGGTCGGCAACTTTTAGGTTGACACGCGCCGCGCGGCGCGCTAGGGTGTGCTCATGACGAACACGATCCAGACGGTGGCGGGACGCAAGCTCGGTCGCGAGATCCTCGCCCAGTCGCGCGAGGAGCAGGCCCGCCGCCTCATGGAGGCCATCGTCCTCGAGGAGCAGGAGCGCGCCCGCGTCCTCGCCGCCGCCGCCCCGCACGTCGCCGCCCTCCGCGCCGAGATCCGCGCCCAGCACGAGCGCGCCGCCGCCGCCGGCGACCAGTTCGCGATCCTCGCCCTCGCTCTCATGGCGTGAGCCGCCCGGGAGTGTCGTCGCCAACGACACTGACCGTGCCAGTGCCATGGGGCTCTACACCCGCACCGCCCAAGTGGCTGGGTTGACTAGGGCCGTGGTGCTGGGTAGGGGTGCACGGCCATGGCCCACCACCTGCACTAGAGAGGGTCACCATGACGACCACCGAGACCAGCCGCCCCCTGCGCCGCCTCCACCACGCCGTTGAGCTCGCCCTCCGCCCCGGCCAGCCCGGCGAGGCCGTCGCTGCCTGGATCACCGTCGCCCGCCAGGCCCAGCGCGTCGGCCTCGACCTCGACGCCCTGTGGGCCTTCCAGGGCCAGACGATCGACCAGCTCGGCCTCTGGCCCGCCGTCGTCGATGCCTGGTACGACGCCGCCGAGGAGCAGGCTTGACGCTGTGCGTTGGCTACTCCCGCTACGACGCATGGCAGCGTAGGGCTATAGCGCTACGACGCTGTGCGGCAAGTCCCGATCTTCCCGTCTGGGGATCGGCATGGGGGTGGGTCGAGCGTTAGCCCCGCCCCAAATTTTCCGCCAAAATTCCCCGCATTCTCGACATACTGAACACATTTTCAGCATGGTAGAAACACCACATGAAGACACCACGCGGTAAGTGCAAGAATTGCCTTCGGTTTACCGTCCAACGCGACGGAAACGACCCCAACGACGGCCGACCCAAGTACACCTGTACCGGCTGCGCCGTCTCGTACACCACCGGCCTGTGCGGAGAGGCCTGGGACCCGACCCGAGGCGACCCGAAGGACAGCCGCGACTGGGCACCCGACGCCAACGACATAGAATTCACGATCGTCTCCGCCGACGACCAGAAGAAGTCAACCTAAATCATGGAACCCGATCCGAACCAACCCACAGCGAGTCCCGGTGCGGGAACCGGCACCCTCATCTCGTCGCGCCCGATCTCGACGGTGGAAGTCCGCTTCGACGCGTCCCAACCCAACAACGAGACCCCAAGCCAGCCGACCCGCGCGCTCAACCGCTGGCCGCCGAGCCCCTGCGCGTCCCTCACCTGCCGGCTCAAGCACCTCCCGGTGAGCCCGACCCTGGGCTATCACCCGCGCTGCGTCCCGCCCGCGCTCGCCGAGGATCTGCTCGCACTGTTCGACCAGTTCCCGCGGCTCACGCAGCAGCGACTCGCCCGCGACCTGGGCCTGCGCGCGGAAGCGGTGGGCCAGTTGCTCCGGCGTGCGCGGCAACGCCGATCGCTCGCGGAGCTCGAACCTGTGCGATAGTAGACCGGGTGGAATCTCAGACCGCCCTCGAGCCCGTCGACGAACCCCCGGTGCCGCGCTGGGCACCCCCGTGGCGATCCAAGCAGCGGAGTGATCCCGGCCTCGAGTACGACCAGCTCGAGACGGTCGCGCGGCTCCCCGACGAGACGCTGCGCCTGCTCGACAAGCTCGACTGCGAGGAGTCCCTCATGGACTTCGTCGAGCTGGGCTGGCACATCACCGACCCGTCGACGCCGATGGTGCGCGGGTGGGTCATGGAGGCGATCTGCGAGCACCTCGAGGCGATCACCGCGGGGCACTTGAACCGCGTGCTCATCAACGTGCCGCCCGGCACGTCGAAGACGCAGATCACGAACGTGTTCTGGCCGGCTTGGGAGTGGGGCCCGCGCAACCTGCCGCATCTCCGGTACTGCGCGGCCGCGTACGCCGAGCGCCTGATGCTCGAGGCGAACCGCAAGTGCCGCAACGTCGTGAAGTCGCCGTGGTATCAGGCTCTGTGGGGCGACCGCGTCCAGGTGTCGTCGGACATCGACTCGAAGGTGCGCTTCGGCAACACCGCCATGGGCTGGAAGCTCGCCATGTCCGTGGGCGGCGCCACGATCGGTGAGCGCGGCGATCGCTTCGTCGTCGACGACCCGCACAACACGATGGAGGCCGAGTCGGACGTCATGCGCGACGCCGCGGTCCTGTGGTTCTTCGAGGCGGCCTCGTCACGCCAGAACAACCCGGCCCGGCCCGTCGAGGTCGTCATCATGCAGCGCCTCCACGAGTACGATGTATCGGGCGCCATCCTCGAGCACGCCGAGTACTTCGGCTTCGAGCACCTGTGCATCGAGATGGAGTTCGAGGAGTCACACCCCGTCGCGCGCAAGCGCCGGTCGCGCCTGGGCTGGCGCGACCCGCGGCGCGACCTGCCGAAGGACCAGCGCGAGGGTGCCCTCTGCTGGCCCGAGCGCTACACCGCCGAGGCGGTGCGGTTGCTGAAGGAGAAGTTCCGGTTCAAGGGCGGCGAATACGCCGAGGCCGGGCAGCTCCGCCAGTTCCCGATCGCCCGCAAGGGCGGCATGTTCGACGTCACGCCGTTCCAGGAGGACAATGAGCTCTACCCGCACTACGTCGTCGAGTGGCACGACATCCCTGAGAAGGAGCGACTCGCCATCGCGTCAACCTATAAGGTGCGAGGTTGGGACCTCGCCGGCAGCGTGAAAAAGACGAGCCCGTTCACCGCCGGCGTGCTCATGGCCGAGACCGAGTACGCGCTGTGGGTCGTCGACTGCGTCATCGAGCGCCTGCCGCCGGAGGGCGTCGACGCGCTCATCGAGGCCACCGCGGACCGCGACGACGCGGACCCGCGCTGGGCACATCTCCGCGGCGTGCATCAGGACCTGCCCCAAGACCCAGGGCAGGCCGGCAAGGCCCAGGTGTCGCATCTGGCGACCAAGGCGCTCGCCGGGCACGTCTTCGAGTTCTCTCCTGAGACCGGCGAGAAGGAGATCCGCGCCCTGCCGTTCGCCTCGCAGGTTAACGCGCGGCGGGTTCGACTGGTAAAGGGCCCGTGGAATCGGCAGTATGTCAACATCATGAAGATGTTCCCGGCCGGGCGCTTCAAGGACCCGATCGACGCGTCGTCGCGCGCGTACGCCAAGCTCTTGTCGGCGCCGCCGTTGCCGCCCCCGCCGACCGGCGGGCAATGCATCGAGCTCGTCGAGACGTCCGAGGGCGTGTGGGGGTACGAGCCGTGACCGCCCGCGAAAGCGGCGACGCCGAGGCGGCCGAGGTCGAGAAGGGCCGCTGGCCGAAGGTCGAGAGCCCGGGCGCGACGCCCGCGGACCAGGCCATGGACCCAAGCATGGCCGCCGAGCGCACGTCCCCGTCGCCGGCCGCTACCGTGGGCGGTGGCGGCGTGGCGGTGGTCGGCGGGTACGTCGTCGAGGTCGAGCGGAACCCGAAGCTCAAGGGAACCAACAAATTCGTTCTCTACAACGAGAACATGCGAGACGTCGATTCCGTCGCGATCGGCGTCCGCGCTCTCACCATGTTGGCAGGCGGCGTCCACTGGGACGTGGATCCTCCAACCTTCGCTCCCGCGGCGTCTTCGCCGCCGGAGTCGAAGGTTTCTGGTCCCCCCGGCCCGGCGGGTGCTGATGGAAACCGGCCGAAGGCCGAAGCGGCAGGCCCTGCCCAGAAGGTCTGGAAGCGCGTCGACCCGCCCAAGGAGCCGCGCCCGCCCGGCACGTCGCCGCGGCGTCCCGAAAATCAGGTTGACGTCAAGTCGCCCCCAGGCCAGAAGAAGCCCGCTGCGCCGGGCGCCGCCGAACCGGGCGCGATGGTGCCGCCGGTCGACCCGCGCGCGGAGAAGGCGAAGGAGCTCGCCGAGTGGGTCGAGCAGGTGCTGTTCCACGACATGCAGTCGCCGTGGTGGTCGCTCGTCCGCCGCACGGTGATGTTCAAGCCGACGGGCTGCTCCATCCACGAGTGGACCGCCGAGCGGCGCGCGGACGGGCGCATCGGCATCGCCGACGTCGAGAATCGGCCGCCGGCGACGATCGAGCAGTGGGACCTCGACCGTTCGGGCACCCTCCAGGGCGTGGGCCAGCGGATCCCGCTCACGTCGGAGTTCACGTACATCCCGCGCTGGAAGCTCCTCTACGTCGTCGACGACGAGCTCGCTGACGGCGACCCGCAGGGCGTGGGCCTGCTCCGCCACTCCGTCAACAAGGTGAACCAGCTGCGCCGGCTCGAGTCGCTCGAGGGCATCGGCTACGAGACCGACCTGCGCGGCATCCCGGTCACGCGCGCGCCGCTCGCGAAGATGGACGCGCTGAAGTTCACCGACGAGGCGAAAGAGAAGGCGATCAAGCCGCTCAAGGACTTCATGACGAAGCACGTCCGCGACGAGAAGCTCGCGGTCATGCTCGACAGCTCGGTCCACCGGTCGCTCGACGCCAATGCCACCCCCTCGACGGTGCCGGAGTGGAGCGTGGACCTGCTCACCGGCGACGGCGACTCGCACGAGGCGATCCGCAAGGCCATCGACGGCAAGCAGCGCGAGATCGCCCGCACGCTATTCGCCGAGGGTTTCATGCTCGGCGGCGACGGCGGGTCCAACCGCGCCCTGGGCGAAGAAAAATCCCGATTCCTCGCCGGCTACGTGAACTCGGTCCTCACCGACGCGTGCGAGGCGTTCAACCGCGACCTCGTGGGCCCGCTGTGGGTCCTCAACGGGTTCGACCCCGAGCTGAAGCCGCGTATCCGCTTCGAGGAGGTCTCCGTCGAGGACGCGACGCGCGTCGCCGACATGCTCGAGAAGGCCGCCAAGGCCGGTGCGAAGCTGCACCCGAAGGACCCGGTGGTCAACACGCTCCGCACGCGCATGCGCCTGCCGAAGGTGCCCGACGAGCTCACCGCTGAGCAGCACCAGCTCGACCTCGACATGCGGCAGGCGGAGATCGAGGGCGCGCGCATGGGCCTCGACGCCACCGCCGCACAAACCGAGGCGACCCGCGCCGGGATCGGGCAGGAGGACGCCCGCATCGCCCGGGGCGGGAAGAAGCTCGAGAGCGACGCCAAGAAGCCCGCTGCGGGGAAGAAGCCCAAGCCGGCGGCCAAGAAGCGGAAGGCTACTTGACTCCTGCACACGCTTCGAGGTAGGTTGACGTCATGGATGACGAGATGACCGAGGATCAGAAGGCGGCCACCTTGAAGATGGTGGAGCGCGCCAAGGCACTGCACGACGCGGTGTCGACGGCGCAGGCGGCGAAGGCGAGCCTCGCGGTGATCACCGAGGCCGAACGGACGGCGTGGAAAGTCGTGAAGTCGACGCGAGCGGCGTACGAGGAGTCGCGCGCGGACATGCTCAAGTCGTTCGGGGTGGCGGAGCTGTGAGCTACGAACGCATTTGGTCTCGTTGTGCCGCCGGTGGTTGGCATTACACGGACACCAAGTTGGAGACGGTGGTGCGTGCAGCGCTTCGGATACGGTGCGACCTCGACTCGCACCCGAGCTCGCCGCCGCTCGACGGGGTGTTCATGGTCGACGGCCCGTGCGGGTACCCGTGGTGCGGCTCTACCGGCAGGCATACGCATTATTGGGGCTCGGATCAGCACCGGTCCGAATTCACGGTCGTCACGGACTACCAGGGTAAAGCCGTCTCCGTCACCGGCGGCCTCGACGCAGTCGTCCCGGTCAACCTACCTTCGAACCGCCTCGCCGTCGCCGCCGGCTATGAGCCACTCGCCCGCGTCCTCGACGAGGCGCTCGCGCAGTCGCAGACCGGGAAGGGGCGCGAGCGGCACTCTACCGGCCAGCCATTCCTAGAGCAGCCGATCGCCGCCATCACGCGCACGTTCGGCACCGGTTTCGCGCTGGGCCAGGCCGCAAAGAAGATGGAGGAGTCGCAGCGGCTCGAGCCAGTCGCCGCGCGCCGCGAGCTGCTCGGCGCGATCGTCTACCTCGCAATGGCCGTCCTGCACTCCGAGGAGCTCGAGGAGCGGGCCAAGATCACGAAGGGGCCGTGACCGTGGGGAAGAAGCTCAAGGCGCCCGGCCCGCGCAAGACGAAGCGACCGCCCGAGAAGTGGAAGGCCCTGCCGCCGGAAGATCAGGACGTCGTCAACCTGGCCGCGCGGTGCAAGCTCGTCGAGCTGTCGTACGCCGGCGGCGGGATTTGCGAGGAAGCGCGTCGGATGCTTCCCCGACTCCAACGGGCGTTGGAGTACGCGCCCGTGCTGTCGTTCACGTTCGGCGTCGGCACGTTCACCGCGATCCTCTGCGCGCCGACCGACACCCAGTACAAGCGTTTCATCAACACGATGATCGGCTTCGCGACCGAGGAGGACGGGACGATCGTGGTGCAGGGCGGCCGGTTGGTCGAGCTGGACTAGCCCGCTCCCGGTCGGTACGATGCTTGGCATGGGCCAGGTAACCACCGTGACGATCTCGGGCGTCGCGTACTCGATCTACGGCGAGCGCGACCCGGACGCCCTCACGGCGCAGCCGTCCGCCGGCGAGTACCTGAACGCCTCCGTGGCTGCCCACACTGCCTGGGCAGCGCTCGCCGCCGACGACCAGTCGCGCGCGCTCGTGTCGGCCACGCGCTACCTCGACACCTTGCCCTGGGCGGGATCGAAGACGTCGGGCGCGCAGCCGCTCCAGTTCCCGCGCACCGGGCTCACGCGCCGCGACGGCAGCGCCGTCGACTCGGCGACGGTGCCCGACGAGGTCGTCTTCGCGACGTACGAGGCCGCCTACGCAGTCTCGCAGGATCCCAGCGTTCTCGACGGCGTGCCCGGCTCGAGCGGGAACATCAAGAAGGTGGAGGGCGGCCCGTCGTCCGTCGAGTTTTTTCGCCCGAACACGACCGCGGCGACGGTGCTCGCCGCGCGCGTCGAGGCGCTGCTCGCGCAGTTCCTAGCCGCGACGAACTCGACGACCGGCTTCGCCTTCGTCACCGGCGGCGAGACGCCCTCGTCGTTCAGCTCCGACGCGGAGAACGTCTTCAACGTCGGTGCCCCGTGAAGCTGTACGGGGTCAACGTCGGGAAGATCCTCTACGACGCCGTGAAGTCGGTCGGCGACGCCGCGCCGATCACGCTCACGCGCGTCACACCCGGAACGCGCAACCCGGCGGCGCCGCTCGACGGTACCAACCCGACGACGACCACGCACGCCGCGCGCGGGTTCCGCAACGACGATGACGTGAACTCGCAGGGCGCGCGCCTCACGTCGGGCGACGTCGTCAAGGTCACGTGGACCGACGTCTACGTTTATGACCAGTCGATCGTCCCGCACGTGGAGCCACGCCAGGGTGACGTCCTGGACCTCGTCGAGGACGGCGTGACGACCCGCTGGTACGTCGAGAACGTGAAGCGCGACCCTTTCCGGGCCGTGTTCACGTGCCGAGCCAAGAACCAGGGGTAGTGCTCAAAAGGACTTGCGCGCGGCGCGAGTCCTGCACTACGGTATCGGGAGCGCGGTTCAAGTACCGCGCTCCCGGACCACAGTGACCAACCACGCAGACCGCACCCGCCTCGACACCGCCATCGGCGGTGTTTGCCGCGTCGCGAAGGTGGATGCGAGCAACGGCCTCATCATCGGCTGGGGCATCATCTGCACCGAGAAGGGCGAGAAGTACTACGACCTCCACGGCGACCACATGCCGGAGGACGTGATGCTGAAGGCCGCGGCGAAGTTCATGCGCACCGCGCGCGCCGCCCGGATCATGCACGACGATAAGGACGTCGGGCAGGTCGTGTTCGCGATGCCCGTGCTCACCGACGTCTTCAAGGCCCTCGACCTCGCGGGCCCCGAGCGCACCGGGCTCGTCATCGGCTGGGCTCCCGACGACCGCGCGTGGCTCCAGAAGTACGCGAGCGGCGAGCTCACCGGCTTCTCGTTCGGCGGTTGGGCCAAGCGCAAGCGCGCGGAGGTCTCGTGATCCTCCCCGACGGCACCATGGTCCGTTGCGACTTCACGGAGGTCGACATCGAGGAGTTCTCGGGCGTCGACGTCCCCGCTCACGAGTCGGCCAAGATGGCCATCGCCAAGAGCGCCACGATCCTTACGACCGCGACCCCCAAGGAGAACGCCACCATGCCCGATCTCGAGACCGTCAGCGCCGAGCTCAAGAAGGCCAACGAGTCGCTCGCCGCCGTGACGGTCGAGCGCGACGCCGCGCAGAAGGCACGCGACGCCGCTATCGGCGACGTCGCGACCCTCACCAAGGCGCTGGCGATGCCGGCCGATCACCTCGCGTACTACCGCGCACTCCCCGCCGACGAGGGCAAGGCGTTCGTCGCCAAGTCCGCCGGCGACCGCGCCGCGGCGGTCAAGGCCGCGGAGGACGCCGACCCGATCGTGCACACGCTCGAGGACGGCACGCCGATCCGCAAGAGCGCGGGCCCGATCGCGATCGGCCTCGCCAAGGAGAACGCCGCGCTCAAGGCCGCCGGCAAGGCCGCGATCGAGGCCGCGACGATGTCGCGCGTGTCCAAGCGCGCGGCGACCGAGCTCGGCAACCTCGGCGGCGGCGACCTCGGCAGCGTCGCCGTCATCAAGGCGCTCGAGGGCATGACCCTCACCGACGAGGAGAAGAAGGCCGCGGCCCAGCTACTCAAGTCGGCCAACGACGGCGCGGCGGCGGCGTTCAAGAGCCGCGGCTCGAGCCGCGGCGGCGAGAGCAACGGCGACCTGTCCGATCCGGACGCCGCGCTCGAGATGAAGGTCAAGAAGTACGCCGGGGAGAAGAAGGTCTCGTTCGCCGAGGCGTACGACAACCTCACCAACCCCGAGCACCCCGACTGCGACGACGACGCGCTGGTGCTCTACCAGAAGAGCCTCGCGCGTTCGCAGAACGCCTGATCGAATCGCTCCGCACGATCCCCGCCAACATCCCACCGCAGGAGGCCCGCCATGGGCGCCACTGACCAGTCCGTAGTCTGCTGCGACTTCCCCGCGGGCGCCTCGCTCACCGCCGCGGACCAGTTCAAGTACGTCAAGATGAACAACTCCGGGCAGGTCATCCTCTGCACCGCCGACACCGACAACGTGACCGGCGTGCTCTACGGCAACCTCCCGGCCGCCACGGGTGACATCGTCTCGGTGGCGGTGGCCGGCAAGGTCAAGGTGCTGAACGGCGCCACCCTCGCCAACGCCGGCGTCATGGTCGCGCCCGACGCGACCTCGCGCAACCAGGCCGCGATCGCCGGCGACAAGCCGGCCGGCCTGCTCTGCACCGCCGGCGCGGTCGCCGGCGAGGTCACCGAGGTCATCCTCCGCCCGAGCCCGGGCATCCTGATCGCCTGATGTAGGTTGACGGCTGGGATGCCGTCAACCTGTTTCTTCCCCGCCACATCCCTCCCCGGAGCCCGCCATGCCCATTCAGCCCGACAAGGGTGCGGTCCACGTATCCCGGCCGCTCACGAACATCTCGCTCGCCTTCCTCCAGAAGGACGATGCGTTCATCGCCGACAGGGTTTGGCCGAACATCCCGGTCGACAAGTCGAGCGATACCTACTACACGTTCGACCGCACCTTCTTCATGCGCGACGACATGAAGGAGCGCGCCGTCGGTGCCGAGTCGCAGGGCACGGGCTTCCAGGTCGCGACCTCGCCGTACAACTGCAAGCTCTTCGCGCTGCACTTCGACATCTTCGACCAGGTCGCGGCGAACGCCGACTCGCCGATCAACCTCGATCGCGAGGGCCTGAACCTGCTCACGCAGAAGGCGCTCATCAAGCGCGAGAAGACCTGGGCGGCGAAGGCGCTCGTCGGCGCCAACTGGACCCTCACCCGCACCGGTGTCGCCTCGGCGCCGACCGGCGTGCAGTTCATCCAGTGGGACCAGGCCGCGTCGGACCCGGTTAAGGACGTCCTCCGCTGGAAGCGCGAGATCCAGATCACCAATTTCACGGGTGTCCGCCCGAACGGTCTGGTGATCGGCCAGGACACGCTCGACGCGCTGATGACCAACGCGTCGATCATCGACCGCCTGAAGTACGGCCAGACCGCGCCCGGCCCCGTCGACGTCACGCTCGAGGGCCTGCGCCAGATGTTCAAGCTCGACTACCTCCTCGTCGGCTCCGCCGTCGAGGTGACGTCGAATGAAGGCGCGGCGACGGCGACGGCGGCCTCCATCATCGGCAAGAACGGACTCATCTTCTATCGGCCGCCCGCGGCCGGCCTGATGACGCCGTCGTCGGGCTACACTTTCTCGTGGAAGGGCTACCACGGGATGTCGGAGATGGGTCACCGCGTCTCGCGGTTCCGCATGGAGTGGCTGAAGTCGGACCGCCTCGAGCTCGAGATGGCGTACGACCAGTCGATCGTGTCGAAGGACCTGGGCACCTTCCTCTCGGGCATGGTCGCCTGATGATCGTCGACGGCTACGTCCCGAACGTCCGCACCCGTCCGCCGTTTTGCGCGGACGGGCAGGTGGTGCCGCGCCAGCGCCCGCTGCTGGTCGGAGATCGGACGTACGCCGTCGGCGAGATCGTCCCGGCGGGCGCGCTTCCCGAGCGGACGATCGTGCTGCTCTGGCGGAACTACCAGATCGACACGCTGCCGCCCGCGCCGCCGGTGAAGAAGCCCGCGCCGCAGCCCGCGCAGCGCGGGCGGTGAGCGGGTGGCCGTCGGCGGGTTCCGGGGTGGCGGTTCCGGTTGGGATGGCCGCAAGGTCTTCACCCGACCGGAAGACCTGATCGCCGACCTCGAGCAGACGGTCGCGCACGGCGCGGTCAAGGTCGCCAACGAGGTGACCAACGTGCTGTACATCGCCACGCCAGTCGACACGACGCACGCCCAGAACAACTGGATCCCGTCGATCGGCGCGCCGTACGTCGGCGTCGATGGTTCGCGCGAGTCGCCGAGCTTCGCCGAGCAGAGCGCGGGGCTCGCCGCACTGGTGAGCTACCAGCTCGGAATGGGTGACATCTTCGTCACCAACAACGTCGAGTACATGACCGACCTCGACGAGAACGGCAGCTCGCCCCAGGCGCCCGCCGGCTTCGTCGGCGTCGCCGTTGAGCGCGCCCTGGACAACATCATGCGGGGGCTGCGAGTGGAGTAACGCTCGTGGCCTTCATCCAATTCACGTTCGACGATCTCCCGCCGACGCCGGGACCCCTGCCCGAAGAGATGGACGCCGTCACCGCAGCCGTCGCGATGTTCAACCGCTTCACCGACCAGTGGGGCGTCACGACGCCGTTCCGCCTCGACAACGAGCAGTACGAGCCGACGCCAGCGGACACCGTCGCTTGGGTCGACATCACGATCCTGCCGATGATCCGCCGGCAATCGACGCTCGGGCGCCAGGGAAACCGCCTCTTCTTCCACCGCGACATGTTCCGCGCGGTGGTGTCGTATCGCAAGGACTCGGGTTGGGCACCGTGCGGCCGCCTCGCCGACCAGCTCGCGAAGATCTTCGAGGGTTATCGGAACGGCGGACTCTACGTCACCGACGTCACCCCGCGTCGCCTGGGCAATGACGGGCAGTGGTTCCGCATTGTCGTCGAGGTGGCGTTCAATTACCATGAGATGCAGTAACCGGAGGGCACCCCGATGGGCCGCACACTGACGAACAACTTCTCGGCGGCGTACTCCATCGAGACCGCCCTCGGCACTCCTTCCACGACGTGGAAGCTCACCGAGCCGAACGACATCACCAAGTTCGGCGCGGAGATCTCGAAGGTCGAGCGCCGGCCGATCAGCAAGAACGTCCAGCGCCGCAAGGGCGTGATCGTCGATCTCGACTCCTCGTTCGAGATGACGGCCGACTTCACGATGGAGCACCTCAACGACTTCGTCGAGGGCTTCCTGTTCTCCGTCGCGAAGGGCAATCTCTTCATCCGGCCGACCGCGGTGACGACCACCGCGTTCACCGTGCCGACGATGTCGGGAGCAATCCCGCAGAACCGTCTCATCGTCTCCAAGGGCTTCGCCAACACGGCAAACAACGGTCTCAAGGTCGTCGACACCGGCGGCACCACGACCTCGATTCCGGTGCTCGGCGGCGGCATGGTGGCCGAGACCACGACCACCGTGCAGAACGCCACCGTCGAGGTGTGCGGCGTGCGCGGCGCGACCGGCGACATCACCATCAACGCGTCGGGCAACATCGTCACGACCGCGCTCAACTGCACCACCCTAAACCTCTCGCAAGGCCAGTGGATCAAGATCGGTGGCACGGCGACGGCGAACCAGTTCGCAAATGCCGTCAACAACACGTACGCGCGCGTGAACGGCCCGATCACCGCGACGACCATCCCGCTCGACAAGCGCAACGCGACGTTCGTGACCGACACCGGGTCCGGCAAGAACATCGACCTCTACTTCGGACGTCTCGTGCGCAACGTCGCCGTCGACAACGCCGACTACCTCGAGCGCTCGTTCCAGTTCGAGGGCGCGTACGAGAACCTCAACAGCTCTCCTGGCGTCGATGAGTACGCGTACGCGAAGGGCAACTACTGCAACGAGCTCACCTTCAACGTGCCGCTCACCGACAAGGTGACGATGTCGATGAGCTTCATCGGTACCGACACGCTGCCGCCGTCGACGACGCGCGCGACCGGCGCGGCCACCCCGCTCGTTCCCGTCCAGACCACCGGCTTCACTTCGACGTCGGACATCGGCCGCCTCCGCGCGGTCGGCCTCGATGAGGTCGGCATCTCGACCGACTTCAAGAGCGCCAGCATCAAGATCATGAACAACGTCAACCCGAGCAAGGTGCTCGGGACGCTCGGCGCGAAGTACATGAACCGCGGCATCTTCGAGGTCGACGTCGAGACGCAGCTCATCTTCACGAGCTCGCTCATCCCGACGGCGATCCGCGACAACCGCACGCTCACGTGGGACTGCATCTTCCGCAACGACGATGGTGCCGTCGTCTTCGACCTCCCCGAGGTGACCCTGGGCGACGGCTCGGAGGACTTCCCGGCGAACCAGGAGATCCTCATCACGACGAAGATCTCCGCGCACCAGAGCGCGGTGTTCGGCTATACGCTCGGCGTCTCGATCTTCCCGTTCGCACCGGCGTGATCGTCTTGGGGCAGGGGCGGGCCTCATCTCCCCGTCTCATCGCCGCCCGACGGTAATCTCGGGCCGTCGGGCGGTGCGCCCCTCTTGCTAATACGTGCCGGAATCGAGTAGACTCCCGCACAGATGCCGAACTTCGAGAACCTCAAGAAGAAGCTGGCGGTTGACGCCAGCAAGACCATCCCCGTCGACCTCGGGTTTATCACCAAGGACGGAGAGCCGGCGGTGATCCTGCACGTGCTGCCGGCGGGTACTACGAACAAGGCGCTCCACCGCGCCGCGCTCGAGGACGCTGGCAACCGCCCCAAGGCGCGTCGCGCGGCGAACCTGAGCCCGGAGCAGCAGGTGCGCGAGTTCGCCGAGGGCATGGAACGAGACCGCGTCCTCTACGCGAACCACGTCGTGAAGGGATGGGAGAACGTCTTCGGCGACGATGGTGTCGCAGTACCGTTCTCCGCCAAGGAGTGCGAGGCGCTCCTGCGCGCGCTCCCCGACGACCTCTTCGGCATCCTCCAGACCGTGTGCAACACGCCCGACAACTGGCGCGTCGTCGACGGAGCGGCCATCGCAAAAAACTAGTCGAGCGGTACGAGTGGGAGCAGCTCGTCGCCGAGCGCCAGTTCTCACTCGATCTCGACGTCGAGAAGGGCCGACCGCACCCTCAGTGGTATCTCGACGAACCGATCGTGCACCCGGAGGAGCATTGGTATCTGGCCGCCTTCCGGGACCTCTCCACCGAGCGTTACTTCAGCGATTCTTCCGTCGGGCCCGTGCCCTGGCATGCTATCGTCGCCTACGGTCGCGAGCACGGGCTCGGGCCCACCCTGATGCCGGCCTTCCACCAGATCATCCGCGCTCTGGATGCCAGCTACCTGGCGGCGCAGAAGCGCGCGATGGAGGAGGCCCGCAAGCGGCCACGCGATGGTGCGACCGATCCGATTCGCGAGCACGTGCGCGGGAAGGGTCGCTGAGCCGTGCCGCAGTACGTGATCCAGGTGGTGGTGAGCGGCGGCGCCACCGTCGGCATCAAGAAGATCGACGATGAGCTGCGCAAGACGCAGGCGAGCGCGACCGCGCTGAATCGCGGGCTCGCGCTCATCGCGTCGACGGTGAGCGTCGGCGCGCTCATCAAGCTCACCGACACGTACACGACGATCCAGAACAAGCTGAAGACCGTCACCAGCAATCAGTACCAGCTTCAACAGGCGATGAGCGCGACGTTCCAGGCGGCGCAGGAAAACCGCGTCTCCTGGGAGAGCCTCGCCGGCACGTACGGGCGAATTCGACGCGCGACGGAGAACCTGTGGCTTTCGTCGAAGGACGTCCTCGACATCACCGACACACTGTCGAAGGCGATCCAGCTCTCCGGCGCGACGACACAGGAGACGACCAGCGTCCTCCGCCAGTTCGGACAGGCCCTCTCCAAGGGCAAGCTGAACGGCGACGAGTTCGTGTCAGTCATGGAGAACTCCACCGAGGTCGCGGGCATCCTGATGAAGAGCCTCGGTGTGACGCGCGGCGAGCTCATGCGCATGAGCAAGGCCGGGCAGCTCACGACGTCGGTGATCATCAAGGCGTTCCAGGAAGCACGCACCGAGATCGTTGATCGCTTCGGCAAGCGGATCCCGACGCTTCACCAGCAGTTCGAGACGCTCAAGAACACCGCAGTCAAGTTCTTCGGCGAGGCCGGCCAGGGCTCGGGCGTCGTCCGTGCTCTGGGCGACGCGATCGGCTTCCTCTCCGATCACTTCACGGCGTTCGCCACACTGCTCACGACCGTCGTCGTCGGCGTGGCCATCACGCGGACCATCGCCGCGCTCAACGCGCTTCGCCTCGCGGCACTCAGCAACCCGTTCACCGCCATCGCCGTGGGCATCGCCGCTCTGGCGATCGCGTATGATCACCTTGGGGAATCCGCGGAAAAGAACGGAGAGAAGATTTACAACGCTGATCTTTCGATGGATGGAATTGATAGGGATTGGAAAAGGATTTCCCGTGATTTTGAGGCTACGGCTGAAAGCATTGGACTACTTGCTAGGGTGATTCGGGCCTCTAACCCAGAATTCAACAAGTTTTCCCAGCTATTCGCGCAGATTGAGACAATCGCCAAACTCGGCAAGACGCAGATGTCCATCGCGACGACCGCGGCGCAGACCGCGGCGATCGTGATCGGCGGCGTGACCGAGGCGGTGATCAAGAACGTCGAGGCCGCGGTCGACGCGGCGGAGAAGTACAAGGCGCTCGTCAAGGAGTTCCGCGCGGTCGAAGACCAGACGGATCCCGTGATCGCCGCGATGCACGAGCTCGAAGACGCCCAGGTCACGCTCAACAAGGCCGTGGCCGCGGGCATCGTGCCGCTCTCGCGCAGCGTCGAGATCATGCAGAAGCTCCACGACCTGAAGCTCGACGCGCCGAAGGTCTCGGGCGCGCAGACTCAGATCCAAGCTTCGCAGACCCTCACCGATCCCACGTTCGCGCGCGATCAGCTGATCCTCGCCGATGCGGACAAGGTCCGGGCGCAGAGCACCGATGAGTACGTCGCCGCCATGAAGCGGCAGGCGGAAGTTTTCGACGAGATCCGCGGTCCGGCGATCGAGTATCAGGAGAAACTCGACGCGACGGACGCGCTCCTCGCCGCCGGCAAGATCACGATCGGCGAGTACACCGACGAGGTGAAGCGCCTCGGCGACGCCTACCGGCAGACGATCCCGCTCGGGAACTCGTTCGAGGACGGCGTCACCGCCGGCCTGCGCCGCATCGGCCAGGAGGCCGCGAACCTCGGTGGCGTCGTCGAGGACGCCCTGGTGTCGGCGTTTCACAAGTCGGAAGACGCGCTGGCTGAATTCCTGGCCACCGGCCAGTTCAACTTCCACAATTTCGCCGAGTCGCTGCTCCAGGACATCTCGCGCGTGCTCGCCCGCCAGCTCATCCTCGGCGCGGTCGGCCTAGGCACCGGCGCGGGGATCGAGCGTGCCATCCCCGCCGGACAGGCCTTCTTCGCGGGGCTCGGGCGCGCCGGTGGCGGCTCGATGTTCCCGAGCCCCGTGATCGGCCTCGCCGGCGGTGGCGACATGATCGTCCCCGGCAACGGCGGCATCGACAATCGGATCATGGTCGCGCGCGTGTCGCCCGGCGAGCGTGTGACGGTCCAGAACCGCGGGCAGCAGGAGCGCGCCGCGCCCGGCGCGCCCGTCATCGTCCGCCCCGTCATCGTCAACCAGTTCGACCCGCGCGAGTCGGCCAACGCGATCGGCACGCCGCTCGGCGCTCGAGAGATGATCAACGTCGTCCGCAAGAACCCGGCGGCGTTCCGGCAGGCAACCAAGTGATGACCCGAGGTCAACCTACGATGAAGAAGTACGTCATAGCGATCGCAGTACTGCTCGCGTTCGGACTCGTCGCGCCTACGCGCGCCTCGAGCGTCCACTACGTCGAGGACTTCAGCTCCGGCATCGCCGGGATGCCGGGCATCGCCGGCGACGGCGTTGCCGACAACGCCCCGATCATGGCGGCCATCGCCGCCGCCGCGGCCGACGGCGGCGAGATCGTGCTGCGCGGCGTGTACGAGGTGCAGTCGAACGCGGCGAACCTAGCGCTCGGCAACCCATATCGCTACTTGGGCGTCTACATCCAGGACAACGAGCGCGCGATCCGCATCACCGCCCAAGGGGAGGCGGGGTTCAAGGCGATCGGCAACTGGTACGACGGGACCGGCTACCTGTTCACGATCTACAAGAACAAGGCCCCGGTGTTCCTCGACGGCGTCCGGTTCGACATGTCGGGGCGAACGTCTGGCTTCGACGAGCAACAGCACGCCCTCGAGCTCGACGTCGGCGCGCACGACGTGCACGCGCAGAACCTCGTCTTCTACCATCCCGACTTGGATCCGCTGAACGGCTCCGCCGGTGGCGACTGCGTGCGCCTGCTCGGCGGCTACACCGTCGCCGACATCGTCTACAACGTCACGTTCGACAACACGACTTTCCTCGCGTGTGACCGCAGTGCGTTCGGCTTCCAGCGAGCGGTGCACTTCGTCACCGTCCGCCACTTCGCGTCCAAGGGCAACCCGGACAACGACCTCGACATGGAGGCAACGGGGACCCTGCCGTGGACGCAGGACCCGATGGGCATCACGCGCATCAAGGACGTGAAGATCTACAACGCCAACATCGAGAAGCAGGGCGGCACGTGCATCACGATGGGCAAGGGCGACCGCCTGGGCGTGTACGACTCGTACTGCCATGGCGGCGGCATCTTCGTCCTGTCGTGCAACGACTGCGAGGTCGCGGGGTCGACGTTCGAGGGACTCGGCAACGGTACCGACGCGCTCGTCACGTTCCGCCGTGCGAGCTTCCGCAACCGTCTCCGTAACAGCCGCCTCACGCGCATTGCGCCGGTGTCGGCGACGTCGGGCCCGCTCCTGTCGATCACCGCCGACCCGAACGACGGGGCGCCGACCGACATCGAGGTGTCCGGCAACGACCTATTCCAGCAGGCGTCGACGGTCGGCGCCGTGGTTCGCTCGAGCGGCGTCCGCTTCCACGACAACATCCTGCGCTACGCCGGCCCGACGCCGGCGAACGCCAACGCGGTGGCCGTCGTCATCGAGTCGGTGGGTGCCGGCACGACGGTCCCGAATCCCCCGGCGCGCGGCACGTTCACGGGCAACATGGTCTTGGGCCCGTGGCACTCAGCGGTGACGGTTTCACCGGACGCTAGCCCCATGCTTGAGGTCGGCCCGTGGATCTTCTACGGAAACACCTTGGACGGCCCCACGCGCGCCATCCGATGCATCAACTGGGCTACCTGGGGCAGCATGTTCCGAGGTATCGTCCGAAACGGGAACTACGTCTCGGCCGCCGGCGCCGACGAGTGCCCGATCGCCACCACCGGAAGCTGAGGAGCACGCGTGGCCACGCAAGAGCAAACCATCCAGTACGCGTTCGATACGAGGTTGACCAACCTCGCGACGGACACGACTCTCGCGGCGGCCACGCGGTACGACGCGGCGAGCGTCACGCTCAACATCCCCGAGAATTCCTCGCGGACGTTCTTGAGCGTGGTCCTGATGGTCACGTGGCGTGACGCGTTCACCGCCGCGGCGTCGGTCACGGGTTGGCGCCTGGGCATCAAGCTCGGCGCCGCGTCGTTCACTGACACGGATTACTCCATCAGCCAGACCAACACCGGCGACCACGAGAGCGGCACGCTTTTCCACGACGTGACGTCGTACTTCAACACGAACTTCGGCAGCGGCACGTCGCAAACGTGCCAGTTCGGCTTCGCGATGTCGACGTCGGCGGCGTCGAACGTCAACAACATCGCCGGCAAGCTCTTCATCACCTACCAGTTCAGCGACACGTCGCAAACGACGCGCGTCAAGACCATCCTCATCCCGATCCAGTCGCACCACACGACGCTCACGACGTCGCAGGTTGAGGTTGGCACCACCGGCGGCACCACCAACGCGCCGGCCAGCCAGATCCCGCAGTTGTCAACCTACCTTCCCGAGAACTCCGTCACCATCCGGCAGGCGTTCCTCGAGATCTTCTCGAACGACTTGTCGGGATCCGGTACGGGCGACATCACGCCGATCTACCAGATCGATTCCGCGTCGGAGAACAACCGCGCGGTTCTGGAAGAGGCCCTCGGCTCGAGCGTCTACTTCCACGACATCATGATCTACGACACGGGGACGTTCGCGACATCCTCGACGCACGCGTTCAAGGCGCGCGCGGACGTCACCGCGCGCATGCAGAACCTCGGCGGGTGGCTGGCGGTCACGTACGAGTACTCGACGACGTCGACCACGACGTTCCTGAACCAGACGATCGTTCCGCTCTTGCAACCGGCCGACGGGCAAACGCTCTGGCTCAATGGTGACGGCAACGCGTCGAGCGCGCAGGACTACCGCGCGGTGATCGACATCCAGGCGCCGGGGACCATCACGATCAAGCAGTCGGCGGTCGTGATGATGGTCGCCACCAACGCGGCCTCGAACACGATCGTCACCGCCGGCGGCCAGTCCGAGCGCACGTACAACATCACCTCGAACACGCCGTACGTCGGCCCGGTGCCGTCGATCCACCGCACCGACCACTCCACGGGCTGGTCGCTCGCGCGCGGCCGCAACGTGCTCACGTTCCGCGCCCGGCAGTCGACGGAGTCGCGTAACAGCCTCCAGGGCTACGCCATCGTCACGTACACGAGCGGCGTCGCCTCCGCCGGCGTGTCGGCCCACTCGAAGACGACGACCTGGGCCATTGCTAATCCGGCCGCCGCCGCGCAGTCGCGCGACGTGACCACGGCGATCACCCCGGTCATCAACCCCACCAACTACGTCCTCCAGGGAACCTTCGTCGAACTCTGGGCGCGCATGACCGCCGCGGCACCGGCCGCGGCAGTTTGGGCCGCGCAGCAATCGGGGGAATGGGACGCCATCGGCTGGATGGTCACCAGTGCCGCCGTCGCGGTCAACAGCGCCGAGCTCTGTGCCGCGCCGTTCATGCTGCCGACGACGGCGTGGTGGAACGCTAACTCGGTGCAGACCGGCAAGGCCAACATCGAGACGGCGCGCAACTACCGACTCGAGGGCGTGGCGTCGTCGATGTTCGTCGCGATGCAGTACGTCTCGTACCACGGCATCACGTACGCGGTGAGCGGCACGCTGTCGAACACGGCCGGGGCCGGCTCGGGCATCGTCGTCAACGTCCACCGGCTCGACACCGGCGAGATCGTCAACACGGCGACGACGACGTCCGGCGGCGCGTGGTCGTCGGTCGTCTTCGACGACACGCTCACGTACTACGCGACCGCGCGTGAGGACTCGACACACAAGGGTCGTACCGACAACTTCACGGCGCCGACTACGGGTGCCAACATCGACATGCAGCCGCCGGGCGGCGGCGGCACGAGCTTCGTCGACGGGATGATCAACCAGGGGCTCAACTGATGCAGTGGATCAAGCAGAGCGAGTCCGCGGGGGCGCGAAAGAAGATCGCGTTCTTCATCGTCTCGTCCACCGACGGCACCACGCCGCAGACCGGCATCACGACGCCCGGCACGTCGGAGATCCAGGTGCAGACCAACGGCGGCACCTGGACCAACTTCGCCGGCACGTGGACGGAGGCGGGTGGCGCCGGCAACGGCGCCGGCTACTACGTCTACGAGCCGACGGTGTCGGAGCTCGGCACGCTGGGCACCTTCGCCGTGAAGTTCGCCCGCACGGGCTGTCGCACGCGTATCGCGACCGCGCTCGTCATCTCGTTCTCCCTGTACGACGGTGTCGCCGGCCGGCAGGACGTGAACGTGGGCGCGATCGGCAACGACGTCATCACCGTTTCGGCGATTCAGGACAACGCCATCACCGCCAACAAGATCGCCACCAACGCGATCACGTCGACGAAGATCGCCGCGAACGCCATCGGCTCGTCGCAGATCGCGACCGACGCCATCGGCAGCGCCCAGCTCGCAGCGAGTGCGGCGAGCGAGATCGGCGACGCCGTGTGGAACACGACGATCTCCGGCCACACCACGACGGGCACGTTCGGGCAGCGCCTCAGCACCAACGTCCTGGGCACCGTGTCGGCGAGCGGCTCGAACACCGCGCTCACCTTCCTCACGAACCGCGCCGAGGCGGTCAACGACTACTGGAAGGACTGCCTCATCGTCTTCCTGTCCGGCGCGCTCCAGGGGCAGGTGAAGAAGATCTCCGCCTACAACGGCTCCACGAAATTCGTCACCGTCGCGTCGGCCTTTACCGCAGCGCCCGCCACGTCCGACGCGTTCATGATCATCAACTCGTGAGCACGTGTCCCGCATCCTATTCGACGCGTTCGACTCGGCGACCCCGGTCGTCCCACCGAGCGGACCGGACGGGATCCTCTTGGGGACGGGCCTCGAGTTCGACGCCGGCGCGCGCCACGTCGTCCAGTACTGGACCGACGTCCACAAGTCGTGGTCGGGCCTCGAGCGGCGTACCGCGCTCCTGGGCAAGCCGCGCGAGAGCCTCGCGCTCACCGCGACCATCATCGACGAGACGGTGTTTCGCGAGCTCCGGCGCCGGCGCGTCTTCGACCCCACCGCCCTGTTCTTGATCCCGGTCCGCCACGAGGCCGCCGCGGTCTCCGGCGACGTGACCGGCACGTCGTTCGTCGTCGACGGAACGTACCTCGACTGGCTGGTTCCCGGGCAGCGGGTCTACATCGAGGGCTCCACGAGCGGCTACGCCGCGGTGATCCAGACCGCCGGTGCGGGGCCGGGCGCGACGGTCACCGTCGATATCGCGCCGCCGAGCGGCGTCTTCCCCGGCACGTGCACGGTCGTCATGCCGATCCGACACTTCTACCTCGAGCCGGCCAACCCGGTCACGCGCTACAACGTCGGGGCGGGGCAGTGGGCGGTCACCGCGAGGGCGAAGTTCCCGATGACGACGATCGGCACCGGCGCCGTCGTCAACACGTTCGACGGCCTGCCCGTGCTCGACGTGCAGCCGATCATCGTCGGGCTCGGGGCGGAAGATCGACCGGACGGTGGCGTGGAGGTGTTCGACTACGACGGGGCGATCTCGCTCGAGTGGAGCCGCGACGTCGCCGACATCTTCCGCGGCCACGCCTACGTCATCACCGGCCACGCGGACCGCCAGTATCATCGGAAGTTTCTCGAGACCGTGGTCGGGCGGCAGAAGCCGTTCCTGCTTCCCACGTGGCGGGACGACTTCGCGGTGGCCAGCCAAGCGGGGGCGAACATCACGCTCGACGACGGGTTCGCGTACGCGTCGGACTGGTTCCCGAGCCTCGCGCACCGCCGGCTCCGCCTCGAGCTCGTCAACGGCTCCGTGATCTACCGCCGCGTCCTCAGCATCTCCGGGACGACGCAGTCGATCCTCACCACCGACTCGTCGATCCCGGCCACGATCAGTCGGCTCATGCTCCTCGAGACGGTGCGGCTCGCCAACGACACGGTGGAGTTCGAGTTCGAGGCCGGGGTCAAGGGAGCGCTGGAACTCCGGTTCCTGGTCGTGCAACAGTAGACCCATGGCCTTCGAAGACGACGAGGAGTCGGTATCCGCGTCCGCGCCGATCGAGCTCATCTCGTTCACGCTGCCGACGACGTCGTACCACTACACGTCGCACGACAGCGACTTCGTCTTCCTCGGCGACACGTACGAGGCGGTTCCGATCCAGCGCGGCTCGATCGAGGTCACCGTCGCCGAAGAGGCGTCTGAGCTGATCATCAACATGCCGGCTTCGCTCGACGTCGTCGGCCAGCACGTCTTCGGCATCCAGCCGAAGGAGTTCTTTTGCCGCGTGCGCCGCTACCAACAGGTGAGCGGGCAGAACGTCATCTTCTGGGAAGGCAACGTCACCTCCATCAAGGTCGTCGGTCGCCGCGCGGAGATGCGGATCCCGTCGCTCACGTCGGAAGCACTCGCCACGCAGGTGCCGAGCGTGTACTTCCAGACTGAGTGCAACCACACGCTGTACGACACCCGTTGCCGTAAGCTGCGGACGGACTTCGACACGGCGACCAACGTCACCTCGGCGACGGCGCTCACCGTCACCGTGACGTCGACCGGCTCGTTCCCGCTCGTCGGCGGGGAGATCGAGCGGACCGCCGACGGCGAACGGCGCACCATCATGGCGGTGAGCAGTACCACGCTCACCCTCAACGCGCCGTTCCCGCCCCAGACGCTGCCCTGGGCGGTGACGCTGTTCGCCGGCTGCGACCACACGGTGAAGATGTGCCGCGACACGTTCGACAACGTCGACAACTTCGGTGGTCACCCCTTCATCCCGCTGTCGTACCTCACCAAGACGTTGCTCCTCGAGAGGACCAAGTTCTAATGGGCTTCTGGGTCACTGTAGCGGTCTACGCGGCGCTGTACGTCATCTCGAAGTACACCGCGCCGAAGGCGCCGAAGACGCGGCTCGACCGCAACGCCGACGGGCACGGCGCCACCGTCGACGACGGCACCACCGTGCCGATCTACTACGGCACGGTGAAGTTCGACCGTCCCAACTTGGTGTGGAGCTCGCCGCGGCGCCTCTTCAAGCTGAGTGGCGTCGACGCGCAGTGTTGGGGCGCGAACATGATGTACGTCCTGGGCATCCCCGGCGGGAAGCTCTCGGCGAGCACCGACTATGACCACACGATCTCGTACGAAACGTTCGAAGTGAACGGGCAGGAGCTGCGTGCCTTCAGCACGCAGAGCACGCTGAGCACGTGGCTCTCCGACGGGTCGACGTCGGCGCCATTCAGCGGCAACGTATTCAAGGCCAATATCAATTACAGCGTGCAGGGCGTGCGTGGCGCGCTGATCTTCAACGACGGGTTCCACGACAACCCGCCGTTCGGCGCGGGGCAGTTCGGCGCCGCTCCTGGCAACGACCCAACGCTCTGGCCGGCGTACCGCTTCCAGACGACGATGTTTTGTTGCGGCGACTCGCACAACCTCGCGCCCGAGGACGTCGACGTCGACGACCAAGCGACCCTCAACGAGCACTACTTCATCTACGGCTTCAGCCCCGAGCTGCCGCAGATCGTCGTGACGGTGCGCAACCCGTGCCCGGTCGACATGGGTGGCGGGTTCCCCGAGATCGGTCACATCAGCGGCAACGCCAACCCCGTCGCCGTCATCTACGACCTGCTCACCAACGACTGGGCCCGCATCGGCTTGCCCGAGTCGAAGATTGACAAGGCCAGCTTTTCGGCCGCAGCGATTGCCCTCGACGAAGAATACCACGGTTGGGCGGGCATCCTGTACGACCCCAAGGACGCGGCCGACGTCATCCGCGAGATCTTGTCCCAGATCAACGCGGTCCTCTACGAGGACCCGGTCAACCGCGTGCTGGTCCTCAAGCTCGTGCGGCAGGACTACACCGTCGGGCTCCTGCCGGTGTTCGACCCCGACAACGTGTCGGAGATCGTCCAGCTCAACATGAACACGTTCGCGGAGACGTACAACGTCGTCCGCGTCCAGTACATCAGCCGCTACGACGACTTCTCGCCGCGTACCGCGACCGAGCGAAACCCCGCCAACATCGCCGCCCAGGGCGGGCGGGTGCGCGCGATCACCTTCAACTACCCGGGTATCCGCGACGCCGCGACCGCGCAGCACGTGGCCGCGCGCGAGCTCGCGGAGCTGTCGGCGCCGATCGTCGCCGTGAAGTTCAAGGCGAACCGCGACGCGTTCACGCTGCGACCCGGCGGCGTGTTCGCCTTCACGTGGCCGGAGTTGGGCATCGACCTCGTGCCGTTCCGCGTGCAGCACATCGACTTCGGCCAGCTCGGCGGTGAGGAGATCGTCGTCGACGCCATCCAGGACACGTACGACTTCTCAGTCACCAACGGCGACGACGGCCTCGTGCCGTTCCCGCCCGAGTTCGTCCTGCCGCTCGAGGAGCGTTACGTCACCGAGGCGCCGCGCTACTTCATCGACCAGGCCGTCGCGCACTCGCTCCTGCCCAACACCAACACGGGGCGGGTGCTCTACGTCGCCGCGCCGATGCCCCAGCAGCCGAGCATCACCGGCTACACGGCCACCGAGTTCGACGATGACTTCGTCCGCGTCGTCGACGACCTGGGCGCACGTCCGCAGGAGGTGCCGTCGTATGCCACGGTCGAGACGCTCTACCCGCGCGACGAAGAGCCGTACGACACGTTCGTGGGGCTGCGGATCAACGACCTCACCTTCGGCGCGACGAAGCTGATGCAGTCGGCGACGGAGGCGGCGATCCGCGGCAGCGGCAAGAACTTCATCTACGTCGGCGGGACCGAGTTCATGGCGTTCGAGTCGGCCACTGACCTCGGCGGCGGCACGTGGCGGCTGAACAACGTCTGGCGTGGCCTGCTCGACACGCCAACCGTCGAGCACGCGGTCGGCGAGCGCGTCTTCTTCCTCACCGACGCGCGCGCGTTCGACGGCTTCCGCCTCGTCGGTCGACTCGGCGTCGCCGACGCTGGACAGGACGTCAACACCGAGATCATCCCGTGGAAGATCGTTCCGCGCGGTGAGGACGAGATCGGCTTCGAGTACGACCGCTTCGTCGCGCGCGGGCGTACGCTCTTGCCGTACCCGCCGGTGGACATGTTCGTCAACTCGGTCAAGGACGGCTCCCTCGAGAGCGAGGGGGTCGTCGTCAACTGGGCGAAGCGCAACTATCTCACGCAAACGATCGTGCGCGGTGACGAGGCCGACGAGACCGTGTCGCCGACGCTCCAGTACGTCCTCAAGTCGCAAAAGATCGGCCCGCGTATGCGTACCTTCGGGCCGCTCTACACCATCTTCCAGACGACGTCGAGCGGCGCGCTCGGCGCGCTCACGCGCAGCGGGCACGGCGAGATCGAGGTGAGTGTCGAGGCCCTCGAGACGGCCGACGGGAAGACGTCGTGGGATCGCCCGCGCGTGCTGATGGACTGCAAGCACTGGCGGAACCTGCTCACCAACAGTGAATTCTCCGGTCCCATGAACCTGGGTAATTATCAGGAGTGGATCACCACGCAGGGCGTGGCCCGCACGACGACCGGGCAGATCACGACGGCGTTCCAGCTGTTCCGCGGCGACCCCGCCGACGACGAGCCAATCGCCGAGGCGTCGCAGATCGTGCGCGTCGACGGGTATGACCCCGAGCGCATGACCGCCGTGCTCGACTTCTTTTGGAGGACGTTCGCGACCGATCTCGACGACGAGCTCACCGTCACGATCGAGGCCCTCGACGAGGACGACGCTGTGCTCGGCTCGTCGTCGTTCGGTCCGCAGGTGGCTTCGTCGACCGTGACGTGGACGCGGCAGGTGTGCACGTACGCGAACCTGCCGGCCGGCACCGTCACGCTGAAGGTCCGCGTCATCTTCGAGTCGAGCGACGAGCCGTCGACGTGCGAGATGGGTTTCACCGCGCCCAAGCTGCGCCTGGGCCAGATGACCGCCCAGGCGGTGACCAACGGGCTCTTCAGCTCGTCGCTCACCGGCTGGACGACCGCGACGGGGACTTGGACCCAGGTCACGACGAATCCCGTCGACAACGACGGGTATGCGGTCGCGAGCGGCTCGGCGTCGCCGAACGAGCTGTTCCAGGACGTGACCATCCCCGCCGGGTACGAGTACAGCGACGTCCTCGTGACCTGGATGCAGGGCAACGACACCGCCGACACGCTCGACGTCGGGTGGATCGAGCTCCAGGCGCGCACCGGCGGCGGCACCGTGCTCGCGTCGGCCGCCGCGGCGCAGGAGGGGTACTCGTCGACGACGAATTGGGTGTACCGCGAGCTCGTGCTCGAGAGCGTTCCGCCCGACGCCACGGTGATCCGGGTGCGGCTGCTCGCCGATCACCTCGCGGCCGGGACGGCGTCGTCGAAGTTCGACGACATCTTCGTCCGCTTCCACAAGCGGCTCGATCCGGACGGTCGCGTCGACTTCGACTTTCGCACGCCGGTCGTCCAACGCCTGCCGCGCGGGCCCGGCGAGTGGTACGAGGCGTTCCCGACGGTGCCGATGCCGGATTACGGCATGTACGACGGCAACTCCCCGCACGGGTACTTGACCATCGAGCCCACGTTGTCGTCGACGAACGGGTTCCTTCAGGGAAAGTTCGTCGGGCCGTACGACCCCGAGACGGGGATCGCGCCGTGGCCGTGCTGGGACCTCCACTCGACCGATGCCGGCATCGTCGGATCGGACGACCGCCGCTTCTACGGCAACTTCAAGATCACCGAGCCCTTCACGTGCGTGATCGTGTTCCGCCGCCGCATCTCGACGGCGGCGACGTGCGGGCTCGTCGGCCGCCGCGGCGGCACGTCCGACACGGGATGGTGGCTCGAGCTCACCAGCGCCGGTTTCGTCCGCGCGACCATGAGCGGCGTCGACGGCGTCGCGAGCGCGACCCGTGGTACGCTGGTCGGCGACGGCGCGCCGTGGTTCGCCGCCATCTCGTACGACCCGCTCACGTCCACGCTCACCGTCGCCGATCCCTCGGGCACCTCCTCGACGAGCACCGTGGGCATCGGGCAGATCCAGAACGAAGACCTCGTTCCGTTCTCGATCGGCAAGGTGGTCGCCGGCCAAGACTGCCTCGACGGCCAGGTCGCCCGCGTGTGGATCTGGCGGCAAGCTCTGAGCGGCGCCCAGCTGTCGTCGCTGTGGACGCACGGGACGGTGCCGGCGGGGCTCACGATGGCGTCGTCGACGCGCACGGGCTCCGCAGTCGTGAAGGTCGGCAGCGACAACGATGGCGACCTGTTCGCGAGCTGGCACCAGAGCCAGTTCGCGTTCGCGAACCTCGCCGACCAGGGCTTCGGCGCGGCCAACCCGCTGGTGTTCACCAACCTCGCGCCCGCGTGCGACCTGCGTAACACGACCAACTGGATCCGCGACGCCGGCCCGACGTACGTGCCCGACCAACCCGGCCCGCTGGGCTTCCGCGACGCGCTCCAGTGGGCGGCCACCGCGACGAGTGGACTCGGCGTGCGCCACAGCGACGTCGCGCTGTCGGCGACGACCAACGTCCAGGTGGTGTGGTTCGCGCGCACCGCGGGGTCGCCGCACGATGCGACCGTCATCCTTCAGAACTCGAGCGGCGTGCTGAAGGGGACGCACGATTACACGGTCGGTGCGACGTGGCAGCGTTTCGAGCACACGTTCACCACGTGGGACGCGTCGACGGCGAACGGTCGGGTGAAGTTCTTCGCGTCGAACGACGCGACGTCGCGCACCATTCAGCTCGCGGGGCCGATCGTCGTGCGGCAGGGCACCGGCCTCCCCGTGCCGCTGGCGACGCCGTACAGCGGATCGCTCGCGGACTCGACGGTCACGTTCACGCAGACGCTCTCGCGGCAGTTCAACCACGAGGGTGAGGTCTACCTCGATGCCTACAGCGTCGAGGCGTCGCCGACGGTGTCGCGGACGATCGTCAACATCGACAACGGCACCAACACCAATGACTCGCGCCTGATCAAGAACTCGACGACGGCGCAACCACAGTTCCAGCACTTCGACGGCCTAGGCGGCTCGAACACCGCGAGTGCGTCGGCGGCGACCTGGACGACCGTCAACACCTACCGCGGTCGGTGGAACCGCGCCGCGCTGCTCGACGCGGCGGCGACGTTCTCCGCGATCGCCGTCAACACCGCCGGCGCCGTGGTCACGAGCGGGCGCGCCGTCGTCTGGACGCCGAGCTCGACCGTGCTCACGCGGCACCAGATGCCGCCGTCCAACATGGTCGTCCGGCGGTTCGTCCTCTTCACGCGTGAGATCATCAATTTGGAGCAGTAAAAGCGATCAAAGCCTGTAGTATTCTCCATACCGTGGAAAACGACGTCGTACCCGAGCCCCGCGATCGCGAGCCCGGCGTCGCCGCCGTCGGCTACCCGACCATCGGTCGTCCCGTCGCGAAGGAGGACTGGTTCCTCTTGTGGGGTCCGCTCGGCGTCATGTGCGGGTTGCTCCTCGTCGCCGTCACCATCCTGTGGCGGCGGCTCCTCGCCGAGCGAGGCGAGCGAGACGAAGAGCGCGAGGTGTGGCGGAAGGAGATGGCGGAGCTCGCGCGCGAGCACGCGGCGGCGTTCAAGGCCGAGACCGAGAAGGCGCACCAGCTCACCGCGAGCGTGAAGGACATGGCGCACTCCGTGCTACCTCGCCTCCAGCGCCGGATCGTCGACGAGTAATGCCGGCACCCGAGACGGGTGATGGGGTAGAGTGGGGCATGCTCGCCAAGCGCCTACCGACGTGTCCACACGAGCGCGTCGTTACCCTGGTCCGAGACTCGATGCCGCGGCGCGACTATCGGGAATTCCCCGAGGAGGTGGCCGGGCCGTTGCGCGAGGCCGCGCAGACGCGCGCCGTTTGGTACGCGGCCGTCGAGGACGCCAGCGACGACTGCCAACGCGTCGTCGACGCCGTCGAGTCGGACGACGCGATCGTCATCGAGCTCGCGGACGACGAACCGAGCCTCGTCAACCACGTGGGCGAGCTCCTCGCGCTGATTTCCGAGCGGGACGTCACGGGTTCGTAGTAGCCTCCTGCACATGCGAATCACCAAGCTCGTTCTGGCGGTGCTGATCGTTTCCGCACCGGCAGTCGTCTCCGCCGACAACGTGAAGTTCCCGAAGGCCGCCGCGGTGGCGGTCGACGCCGGCGTCGCGGAGGTCGGCCACAGCATGGGCGGCGGCAAGGGCGGCCCGCCGATGCTCACCGGCGAGGCGAGCATCGCGCCCCCGGACGCCGGCCCTGCGGGCGGCATCATCACGTCGCCGCGCATCGCCGACCCCGTCGAGGACCCGTCCGGCTTCTTCGGCGAGGTCAAGGCTCTGTGGGCGAAGGGGTGGCCGATCGCCGTCCTCACCGCGATGGTCGGCATCCTGCTCGCGCTCCAGAAACGCGTCGCCGCGTTCCGCGTCGAGGGCAGTCGCGGCGCCGCGGTCGTCGCCGCCGGCATCCTGATCGGCAGCGCGGTCATCGCGCGCATGCTGGGCGAGGCGAACACGCAGGAGCTGCTCGCCGCGGTCGGTATGGCCGTCGCGATGATCCTGTCGCCGCACAAGCCGCCGTCGAAGGACGCCGGGACTTCGGCGTGAGCTGGGAGATCGCGACGTCGGTCGCAGCCGTCGGTGGCTCCGCCCTGGGCGTGGCCGTCGCCGGCTTCCTGATCCTGCGCCTGGTCTCGGAGCCGTGGCGGCGCTTGGCCGACGAGTCAGCGCGCCGCGCGGCGGCGGAGATCGGGCGCGACTACGCGCGGGACAGCGAGCAGCGGTGGGCGACGGCCGCCGCGGACAAGGACCGAGAGATCCGTGAGCTACGCAGGCAGATCGACGATTCTCGCGCTCGCGTGCTTCCTGGCACCGGCACTCTCAGCTTGCAGGACGGCGTCGACGCCGAAGACGCCGAGCGAGCCGCCGCCGGAACCGCCGACGGAGACGGTCCCGTGCCCCGAGTTACCGCCTCCGAGCCCGTCACCCGCGGTCCGCGTCTTCCTGGCTGATCAGAAGATCTGCCCGTCGATCGGGCTCGCCGCCAAGATCGACTGCGCTCCGCCGCCGGACTGGCAGATCGACGCGCTCGCCGCGTATGCGGAGGAGCTGCGTCGATGGGCGTGGTCCACGTGGCGCGCCTGCCACGTCGCGCGCATCGGCTATTGACAGCTTGTGCAGGAGTAGACTAGCTTTCTACACAAATGAGTTTACTCGCCGTCTCACCGCCCGACCTCGACCAAACGTGGGTCGTACAGATCATGTACCGCGGAACGAACGAGTGGGTGATTTATGATATATGCTCCGGCGCCATGTCACTGGCAATCGCCACATGGCGATTTGTTCTGGGGCAAATGAATCGGTACATGCTCTGCCGAGTCGTGTCGCCGAGCGGCCAGATCTACGGTGACGAGGAAGCAGTGATGAAGACGGTCGCGCTCAGACTGCTTTTCGAGGGGCGGTTTCCGTGGTTGTCAACCTAAAGACGATCCCGCTCGCCCATCAGGCGGCGGCCATTGAGCGTTTCGGGAACGCCAGCGCCTGGGCGCTGTGGTGGGATCCCGGCGTCGGGAAGTCGCTGCCGACGGTCCACGTCGCCGCGCGTCGCTACGCCGCGGGCGACATCGACCGCGTCCTCGTCGTCGCGCCGAACGTCGTCCACGCCAACTGGATCACCGACGAGCTGCCGAAGCACGGGATCACCGACCTGCGATCGCTCGCGTGGCACTCCGACAAGGCGCAGACGAAGTACCAGCGCGAGGCCTCGGCGGAGATCCTACAGTCCGGCTCGCTCGCGGTCCTGGCCGTCTCGTACGACGGCATCAAGACCGACGCCGGCCGCGAGCTGTGCCGCCAGTTCCTGGGCAAGAAGCAGCGCGCGATGGTCGTCGCCGACGAGCTCCACTGGGTCAAGACGCCGTCGTCGGAGCGGTCGAAGGTGACGATCGCGGCCGGCAAGCTCGCCGGCGTCCGCGTGGGCCTCACCGGAACGCCGATCGCCCAGTCGCCGCTCGACGCGTACGCGCAGATCCGATTCCTCGACGGCGACTACTGGAAGCGGCGCGGGATCGGGTCGTACACGGCGTTCAAGCACCACTTCGCGACCTGGAAGCAGGTCTACTGGAACGGCAAGAAGTGCGAGGAGCTGGACCAGTACCAAAACCTCGACGAGCTTCGCGACATCCTGCACGAGGTCGGCAGTCGCCTCTCGCGCGACGAGGCGCTGGACCTGCCGCCGCAGGTGTTCGCGAAGCTCGAGTTCGAGCTCGCGCCCGCGCAACGCCGGGTGTACGAGTCCCTCGTCGACACGTACCAGGCCGAGGTGCGCGACGGGTTGGTCATCGAGGCGCCGCTCGCGCTCCAGCGGCTCATGCGCCTCCACCAGGTCGCGTGCGGCTTCTACCGCGACGAGAACGACGAGACGCATCAGATCTGCGCGGCGATGCCGCGTCTCGACGCGCTCGAGGCGCGCACCGCCGACCTCACCGAGCAGGCGCTCGTGTGGACGCGCTTCCGGCACGACGCCCAGGGCGTCGCGGAGCGGCTGAACGGGTGGAAGCCAAGCGAGTACCGCGGGCCGCTGGGCCCGCGGTGCGGTCGGATCGACGGTACCGTGAGCGAGCGCGAGCGGCAGGAAGTGCTCTCGGCGTTCCGCACCGGCAAGATCCAGTTCCTCGTCGCCAATCCGCTCTCGCTCGGGATCGGCGTGACGCTCAACGAGGCGAAGTTCACGATCAACTACAGCTACGACTGGGCGCTCGTCGTGCGCCTCCAGTCGGACGCGCGCAACTACCGCGTGGGCCAGGACAGCCGCGTGGTCGTGACCGACCTCGTGGCCCGCGACACCGTCGACGAACGCGTGCGGCAGGCGCTCGTCGAGAACCACGACGTCGCCGCGATGGTCCAGGGCGACAAGTGGAGGGAGTGGATCCGATGAGACTTGACTCCTGCACACCGTCGTGCGAAGGATAGGTCGTGACCAACGACGTGACGGAATTCGACCTGGCCGACATCGAGGCGGCGCAACCGGCGGTGTCGGAGGAGACGGCGCGCGAGCGCGTGTCCCGCGTGTGCATTCGCCTGGCGCAGCAGGAGCGCGATCTGGCGGACATGGAGGAGAAGGTCAAGCTGATGAAGGAGTCGGTCCGCTCGATCAAGGAGCGTGAGCTGCCGGCGATGCTCGGCGAGATGGGATTCGACTCCGTGACGACGACGACCGGCGCGTGCGTGACGATCAAGAAGACGGTGCACTGCGCGCTGCCCAAGGAGGATCCGGCCAAGCGGGAGGCGGCGATGGAGTGGCTGCGCAGCAACGGCCACGGCGACGTCATCAAGCACCTGGGCACCGTCAAGCTGCCCAAGGGGGACTCCGAGGCCCGCAACGCGTTCATGGCCCACGTGCTGCCCTGGGCGCGCGCGAACGGCGCGGAGGTGTCGGTTTCCGAGGACGTTCACCCGTCCACGCTGAAGTCGCTGATCGGCGAGCTCCACGGCAGCGACCCGACGCTGGTGCCGCGCGAGCTGTTCCAGCTCTACGATCAGCGCGTCGCGGAGATCGACGCCAAGAAGGGCTCGAAGGGCCGCCGGAAGTCCGTTCGCGACGAAGATTTGTAGGTTCACAGCGGGGTGGAGCAGTGGTAGCTCGTCGGGCTCATAACCCGAAGGTCGCCAGTTCAAATCTGGCCCCCGCCACCACCGAAGATGCAGGTCAGAGCCGGTGCGCAAGCACCGGCTCTCTGCTT